GATGCAATCAATTTTTGAACACGGCCTGTGGCCCAGTCCAATGGGGTGGTTTCTCCGTCCATGGTATTTCCTCAAAACCCGCTTCCTGGGGCTGCTAGGGGGGGGCAAAAACCCCAAAAAAGTGTATCGGTTTTTGTCATGGTCTGCCGCCCGGTCACCTGTAGAACGCTGTCAGAAAATGCACCCCCCTACCCTGTGTTGTATACCCCCCGTCACGGCCTAGAAACGCGGTTTTTGGTACTTTTCGGGAAACTGAACCGGCTTCACAGCCTCCAAACAGGGTTTTGCACTTCCCAGTTTTTTTTGCTGATGACTCAAGCCACATCAATCACCAGCCGATTAAAGGCTGGGCAACTGCCCAGGAGGAACAATCATGTTCAATCTGCTTTCAATCATTGTGGGGCTGTGTGGCCCCGTCACTCCGCCGTTTGAAATGTCCAAGCTGGAACGCGCCATTTGGGCTGTGGAATCATCCTGCCACCTTGGTGGGGTTCCAATGTTCTCAGATAAGGGTTTCACCGCTGGCCCGTATTGCATCAGCAAAGGTGCAATGGTGGATTCTGGCGTGGCCGGCAAATGGCCTGATGCTGTGTTTGATCTGCAAACCTCAGTGGATGTGTTCAGGGGATTTCAGGCCAGGTACAACAAACCCCACAGGTTGCCCGCTGGCACCTCATACAACTACGCCGCTGCCCTGATGTGGAATGGTGGCCCCAAAGCCCTGCAAGCCCCTCCAGGCTCCCGCAAATGGAAACGGCTGCAAACGTACTGGGCCAAGGTGCAAAAAGAACTGGCCAGATTGCCCTGACAGCCCACCGGACCATCAAACTCCACCAAAGCCCCTGCTGATGCTTCAGTGGGGGTTTTTTGATGCCCTGAAAAAAAATGTGCAATTTTATTGATTAGGCTCAACATTTCCGGCCAGTTGGCGGATAAAGTCTGTGCAGGGCAATAACGCCTGATGAGGAAATCAAAAATGAACAACCACAACGCTCAAATCAATGAATGGCTGCACGGTGACAAACCAAACACCCTTGCCAGATGCAGCAACTTCATTGGCCCATTGCAATGGCTTCCACAAACAGCAACACCAAATGAACGTATGGAATTTGAATTCGGCTATGAAGATATGGACCCTTGGGGTGTCAGGGCAAAAATGTGCAAGTACGCCACTCCCGATTTCAAACACGCTTGGTCAATTGTTGTTGCGGATCGGCGGCGCAAAACCTGTGACAACTGGGATCCTACTAGTGACAACTTGGGGAACCGTGAAAAAGTTTTCCATGTTTGGTTGTCCAACAAACGGTTGCAAGCCAAAACACGCAAACTGTTGGGCATGGCCTGAACACAAACCCTGGGGGTGTCTTCGGGCACCCTCTCATCCAAAGAGGAAATCAAAAATGAATCTTAAACCAATCAACAAAAACAAAATCAGCCGCCTGTTGCGGGAAAAAAACATTGTGATGCGTGATGCCAAACGCGCTTTGAATCAAGCTAAAATCTGGCGTGGCCATGAGCGTATTGCCAGCACACAAATCTTTGTGGAAATGTATGCCGCCAAAGCTGTGAAATGTGAAACCAAAGCTGACCGTTTGTTTGGCAAGGTTGACAAAATCATGGGCAAGGTTCATGAACTTGTATTGGAGGAAACCAAATGAAACCAAAAATCAAAAACCTGAAACTGGATGATGAAGGTGATTATAAGTTTGAACTGTGGGTTGAATATGACAGAACGCAAGGTGACCCACACAACAGGACAGCCATTTGGAGCATGTATGCCTATCCCACTGGCCCCAGATTCCAAAGGTTGGGTTTGCTCATTGGTGCCCCTCACCTGATCCAAGGTGATTGGGCAGACAGTATCCCTGTTGATGTATCAATTGAAGATTTGGTGCAACATGAAATTCAAAGGGTATTTCAATGAACCTCAGACAAATCAAAGCTATCCGCAAATTGTTCTTGGCCTACGGTCAACCTGGAACCGTGGGGATATCACCGCTGATCCTCAGGCATCCAAAACACCATGAACCTTTGCAGCCTCAGCCCTTTTTTATTGAATTGAAACAGGTTTCAGATGTGAAACACATTCCAGTTTCCACAGGCTATTTCTATCGGGTCAAAGTCCGCACCCCTGACACATCAGGCTGGCACGGAATCCATTGGGTCAAATGTGTTGACCTGACCGACCTGAAAAACCCAAAGTTTGCAATCCACAAGGAGGAATCAGCAAATGCACCCGCTTGAAGAAACACACACATACCGTTGGGTTGGTGAAACCCTGGAATCAATCTTTGATGGTGGCACCCGAATCACCGGATTTTCACCCATCAGGGATTCAGCAAACATCCACCGCACTTGGCAAGGCTATGTGGTGCAACTTGGACAGGCTGGCGTGATGAATGGACCAGCCCTGTTCAAAATCACCACCAGGCATGACAGCGGCACAATCACGCTTGAATTCATGGGGAATGATGTGAACATCTACACCTCAGACCACCTGCCTGAACGTGAAGCGCTGGCAGAACTGAAACACCAAACAGCCCGTGGTGTTCTTGAACTGCTTGAACCATGGGTGGCCTGAAATGATTTTTGGAATTGGAATCAATGATGTGCCTGGGATCTGCAACACGCCGGTGTACAAATGCTGGGCAGCAATCCATGAACGCTGCTACTCCCAGGCCAAACACAAACGTTATCCCACTTACATTGGCACATCCATCTGTGATGAATGGCACACACTCAGCAATTTCAAACGCTGGTATGACAAACACCACATTGATGGAACAACCATTGATAAAGACATTGCAAACCCATTCAACATGGAATACAGCCCTGGCAACTGCATGTTTGTTTCCAAATGGCTGAACAATCTGTTCAAAGAGAAACCACCCTCAACCCGCATCAGCCGCAACAATGATTTGCCAGTTGGGGTTGATTTGCACTTTGGCAGATACAGGGCACAGATGAACAACATACCGTTGGGCAGGTTTGACAACCCTGAAGATGCTGAACGCTGCTATCTCAAACACAAACGCCAATTCCTGGCTGACTTGGTTGACAGCATCCGATCTGAACCAGACAACCCAAAATACAAATGTTCACACACTGAACGGCTCATTCATGGCCTTCACCTACACAGGAAACAGATGCAACCAATCGGGTGATTTCTCTTCTCACCCAACCACAGCCCCAGCCAACGCTGGGGTTTTTTATTTGCGCTTACGGCTGGGCCTGACCAACAGCGCTGCTGCCAGTGGTGTTGCCACCCCTGTATCTGGAACAATCAGTGGTTCACCCTCATCCCAGGCATCAAATCCGAAAATATGGTTGGATTCCACCTGGCCCAACGTGGGCAACAATGGTGGAACATATGCAAAGAGGTTGTTTGAATGTCCACTGAATTCATCTTGGGTGTGTTGCTTTTCATCACTAGCATCTGCTGTTTGGGTTGCAGCGTAGTGTTCTGGCTGCTGTTCAGCTGCTGCAAATGTGTCAACTGCCCCCAAGATTGCAACTGCCCGTTCAAACGCTTCCTGACCAATAAGTGTCCCAAGAATTGCAACCAGGATTGCCATACGCTGTGAATGGCTTTGGAGCCGCTTCACTTCCTGTTTGCATTCAGCCCCAGCTTTTTGTTCCTGGGCTGCACGCCGTTCACAAACTGGGCAGCTCATTTGTTGTGCCTGACCTCATAGGGGTTTTTTCTCACCTGGTGGCCAGTCATGCTGGCCCGCTCAGGCTGGCGCTCATGGGCTGTTTTGGTGGCATGGCATGCCAGGCAAATGCCTTGCAGATTCTCATAGGAATCATCACCGCCCTGGGCCAGCGGTTTGATGTGGTCCACCTGGGCTGATGCTGCCCGCTGGCAAACCTGGCACACAGGATCACGCGCCAACACCTGGCCACGCAGCTTCATCCAACGCCGCCCCCTGTTGGCTCTGGTGGATCTGTCCTGCCTGGGGTCCGGCCCACGGTCACGCTTGCCCAGTGGGACCAGCCTGCCATCCCCTGTCACCTTGCGGATGGTCATTTGTTCAGCCGATTCAAAACCCGTTGTTTGTGAACCATGCCCATGATGAATCCAACAACAAAACAACCAACGCAGATAGAAAACTCAATCATTTTGAAACCCCTTGCCCATGCCGCTGGCGCTCCCAGCTTCGGGCCAGATAGAAAACCAACATGCCGCCACCAACAACCACTGTGGCTATTGATACCGGCACCAACAAACTGTGTTCCAGGGCCAGGAATATTGGTGGCACCAGGCTGATGATGATTCCCACCACCAGCGCCCGCCTGCCCGATGGGCCTGGAAACCAAATCATGGCCACAATCCCTGCCAGGATTGCCAGCCCCCCTGACAGGCTCAATGGGAACAGACTCCATGCCACTGCGTTTTGAGCCTTGGGTGGTGTCGGCATTGCCTTGGCCACCCCTGATGCAAAAGGGTTTTGGGAAGTCTGGCACCCCAACAGAAACAGCAACCACAACCAACGCATCAGCGGCCCCGCAGGTCACGTTCCATTTGGTCAATCTTTCCTTCCAACCTATTGATCCGCTCACCTTGCAGCTGCTGTGAGACACTGACTTCAGACAACATCCTGTCATGGCGTGAATAGGCTGCAAAAAACGCACCCATGATGGTCACCGCCACGGCCAGCAATCCAACCCAATCCCTGGATGCAAGCTGGACAATTTCAGGTGCCGGTGTGGTGTCTTTGTTCATTTCACTGTGTCAACGTAGGTTTGCAATGATTTCATGGCCCGCAGAATTGTTGGGATCACAACATCCTGCACCTGTGGTTGTTCGGTCCTGTTTGGGCTGATGTACCCCAAATCGGCATCTGTGTGGTACGTCCGGCCATGATCCTTGGTACGCCTGATCTTTTTGCCCAGGCTCCGCTGATATATGTCTGGCAACCGCCGGTTGAACACCAGTTTGGCCAGCCCCCGCCACCGCTCATGCAAATTGTTTTGGTGCTTCATAAGAATTTCATGATGCCACAACAGCCAACATTCTGATTCAACATCCTCCCTGGTCCACAGTGGGAACTTGCGTTCCCTGGTCACCTTCAGGGCATATGCCTTCAGGTATGCCAAAACATCCTCCAGGTCAGGGTCCATCAAAATCATCCAATGTGATTTCCCTGGCATTCAGAAACCATGATTTCGTTTTTTCCTCCCAGCCCCATCCCCAAACCTCCAGCCGCCGACCTTCAAAACTCAGCCACTGTTTGGCTTCTTCTGCCCGCTCAATCAGGATCTTTTTTCTCCGGTGTGATGCGTTTGATAATGATGTGGCCTGAACCCCCAGGGTTTCATATTGGTTGACGGCAAGAAAATCTAGAAACCCATACAGGTCACGCTTGATGCCCCTGGTTCCAGGGATGGTTTGTTCAACCAGCGCCACCATGTATCCCTGATCTTCCAGTGTTGCCCTGGTCAGCGGGTTCACTCGGTTGCAGTTGCCGCGTTTCTTCTTCTTGGCCATGGTCATCCCCTGGTATGTATTCCAAAACAAACACACCGCATTCAGGGCAGCTGTGGTTGTTGACAATCAACGCCCAGTCTGTGCCGCATTCCTCACCGTCATGGCTCCCACCATGAATCATCTGGGCACCGCATTGGTCACAAATCATTCTTCATCCTCCAATTCATCATCATCATCATCCAGGTCATCATCCACATCCTGCACCAATGGCTCTTCTGTGATGGTCCACCTGGACATCAGCAAATCAAACAGGGCCATGGATAATGCCCCAACCAATTCTGCATGGCTGATGTTCCATTCCTGATCCCACCGCCTGATGAGGTTGTGAATCTCCTTTTGCAGCTTGGTGGGTGGGTTGGTCACATATCACCTGTTCGGAACCTTGCCTGTTTGCCCAGCCTGTCAGCCCAGCGGAATGTGTCCACCTGTTCTGATTCTGGCAGGGTCAGAAACGCCAACCAGAATTGCCTTGTTTGTTCTGGTGGAATGTTGAACCTGTGGTGGATTTCTGATTTGGTCATTCCAATTGCCACCATGCCACCAATCAGTTTGGGCAGGTTGTTTGATTTCAAACCTCCGCCCTTCACAAATGCTGTTGGTGAAACCTGATTGCCGCGCCATCTGGAAATGCTCATGGACATCCCACCAGTCATGGCACCATCAGCCACAAACATGGCCCAACGGTTTCTGTTGGCTTCACCCACTTTGGGCATGGCGGGATTCCTTCAACAGATTCAGAACATACGCCGTTGGGTTTTTCAGCTTCTGCTTTGGATCATTCACGCCTTGGGTGTAGGCATCTTCAAACGCTGCCTGAATGCTGTTCCAAGCGTCCGCAGTCATTGAAACGCCTGCTAGGGCTATCCGATTGCCAGAGAGCCGTACAGGAGATCCTGCTGCCTCCCAGCGGGTGTTGTAGTGTTCAGCCCAGGTCAGGATGTGCTTTTTTAATTCTTGGGAATAATCATCCCCACCAGCCTGCCCCCCTGGGGGGGTTTGGGGGGGAGGGATCTGTTTCTGTTTCTTATTCTCCCCGGAGAAACATTCCCGCACCGTGCGCGCACTGTTCGCGCACTGTCTGGATTTGCGGGCACGGTCCCTGGCAGCTTCTGAATCCTTGGTGGCTTTTTCCACCTTGGCCCTGGCCTGTTCCACTTCTTTCCGCATCTTGGGGTTTTGCAGATGCTCTTCCCCTGTCTCTGGATCGGCCACCACTTCAAACCGGCTGGCCAGCTCACGCCACATTGAAACCGTGAACCCAGGAATCACACCCTGCAACCGCTCCAAATCATTGGGGATCCTGCCCCCGTTGGCCTGAACGCACAACAGCATGATGTACGCCCCTTTGACCTCAAGGCTCATGCTCCAGGTATCTGCCAGAAACGCTTGGGGATACCAGGCAACCCATGGTGTGTTGTCATTTCCTCCACCAGCCATCAGAACGGAATCTCATCATTAGGTTGCACTGGTGGCTGTTGCTGCTGCCCAAACGCCGCCTGAACGCCTGCACCCTGTTGGGGCTGTTGGGGTTGCTGGGGTTGGCTTGGGGCACGCAGCCGCACACAGGGCACCGTACGCCCGCCCATTTCAACTGTGGTGGCAAACACTTCAATTTGCTTGCCTGCCCACTGTTCACTGAACTGCCCAAACAATTCAATCAGGGTTTGGGTGTTTGTCTTGTTCAGGCCCAGACGCTGTTGGGTTTCATTGAACCCCATGCCCCAACTTGTGGTGCCGTCTGAATATGTGCCCTGATCAATGTCTGTAATTGTCAGCACAATTGGCTGGGGTACATCATGAGCTTTCATCCATTTGCCTGGAAACGCTTGTGACATATCTGGCATTGCAGATTCCTTTCTGTCAGTTGAACAATGGCCCCGTTCCATGGGGCACCAAATCTTTCAGTGGCACGCGCCACCCTGTGGTTGTACCTGTTGTTCCTCCAACCACCTGTGGTAGTTGATCGGACCAATTCTTTTTGTCCATTAGTTTTTCCCGATCAATGTACCCGCAACAAACAATGGTCCGCACATCTGGGTCATACATGAACACATATAGCCAATCAAAAAACTTGCCCTGGTCCCGTTGGTAGAAATTGCACCAGCTGTTCCGCTTGCCAAATGTTTTCACCTCAATCAGCTGGCGCTTCCACACCAAATCATGCCGGTCCAACTCATTGGCATGGGCCTCTGCATTTGGCAAAAGGTCACGCAAATACCATTCACCAGCAATACCAGGGATGTGCCGCTGTTCCAGATAGTAATCCTCATCACCATCCCAGCGCCCTTTGAACCCCCAATCTGGGGTCACGCTGGCACGGCTCTTGGCTGTGGCCACCAGCCCATCATATTCCTGTTTGATGATGCGCCGGTATGGGCCATGCAATGGAACGCCCTGCATGCAAACGTATTTGTTCACAGCTGTGGTTGCGGCACAAACCAACTTTGCACGCCCTCATATCCGGTAGGCCATGAACCCTCTTGGTGCCACAACGCTGCCAACCTTGCAATGTTGTGTTCATTTTCATCCTGCTTCATCTTCAATACAGCATGCGGGATGTTGGCCACCGCCACTTTGTATGGTGGGTTTTTCTCAACAGCCACAATCACAACATCAATGTTTGATGTGCAACCACATCCGTTGTCCAATGTTCTGATGAACAAATCACGGTAGAACGCCAACTGTTCTGGGTACCCAAACCTGTGGGCATTCCTGGGGAACATTTCCAAATCCTCTGTGGTTTTCAGGTCAACCAATGTGGTGTACCCGCTTCCGGTGTCGGCAACAAAATCAATTTTGCATTGCCTGGCAAAAGGCTCTTCACCCACATATTTCCTGAACGCCCGTTCTGCATCACCATCAGCAAACAGGCTTTTGGCAATCGGATGTTGCCGCACAGCTTCAGCCATGCCTTGGCACTGGTCCCATTGTTCATTGCTCAGGATGTTCACACCAGGCTTTGCATCCTCCAGCGCCGTCTTGGCTTCACGGAATGCTTTGGTGGTTTCCCCGTACATGGAACCCGTTTTGGGGTTGATGAATCCAAAGCTGGGGCACAGCTCATCAATCCGCACAAAATTGTCCATGAATGTCTGGGTGCCTTCCAGGATCAGGGCATGTGCCGCCCGCCCCAGGACCAATGCGGGTGAATCCTTCTGTTTGATTTCTTTGGTGATGTACCTGGCCTGGTAGTCCCGTGGGGATTTCCTGAATAGCTTCATGCTGCTGGCGGAAATAGCCCGGCCATCTTTGGCGTACTGGTGGTACACCTTGTCATCCTCTTCCAAAAAACTACCCGTTGGGATTCTGTCCGTTGTCATGCCGATCAACCCTCCTGGCGTTCTGTGCCGCCAAATCCAGGGCAACAATGAACACTTCCAAATCTGGCAACCGCTTTTCCAGCTGCCAAATCCGTGCCAGGTCATCATCACCCCTGTTTTCAATCAACGCTTGTGTGCCCAGCAAACCCTTCAAAACCCAGGGTGCCAGACACAACCACGCCGTTGCCAATTTTGCAATGTCATCACACCGTTGGGTTGCAGCGGAATCAGAACAGCTTTGGAGCTGTTGATACAGGGCAATAGCCCGTTCCATTTTGGCGCTGAATCCGTCCAACGCTGAAACTCCTGTGATGTCTCAGCCCCTCCTGGGCTGGAAACCTGCCCACGCTGAATGAACAACGTGGGCAAGGGTGGAGGAAATCGGCACCCATCATTCCATCAACCCGCCGCATGCAATCAAACAGCAAATTGGATGGGCACCAGGCAAGAAGCATACCAAAAAATCAGGACATTGCAGCGCTACGCCCTGGCCCCAGCTTCAATCTGGAACCACCGTTGGAGCGCAGGATCTTACTGGAACCAAAATCAACTTGCCCAGTGGCTGGCCCAGTCAGGTCCATCAGCCCCCTGGGGAACACATCAATGGTGTTCATTTCCACCGTTGGTTGGCTGGTACGGTCAATGCTGAACACCCCGCCAATCAGTTTGCTGAACCCACCATCAATGATTGTGCCATTGAAAACAACATTGCCACCACGCTGGGTGAACTCTGGCATGGCCCCTTCTGTGTGGGTGAATGATCCGTTGCCGGTCACCTCAAAAGTGTCACCTGATGCTGCAACAGACCGTTCAACAGCGCCACCAAATCCCACTGTGGTTTTCAATGGCACCCCGCTTGTGTGGTTGCACAGTCCACCGTTGCCAGATGGGTGCCGCACATCTATGTTCATGCTGCCACTGTTGGACAGGGCCAGGGTTGTTGGATCTTTGGAACGCACAAACAGGTTGGTGGATGAACCAGACAGATTCACACCATTGGCGGATTCAGTCACAAACGCTTTGGTGTTGCCGGCCAACTGAATGTTCACGTTTGAATTGCTTGAACCAATCACAACTTCATCTGCCGTGAATGTCCTGGGGCTGCTGCTGGTGCCAATGCTGCCGGTGTACCCGTCTGTGATGAACACGCTGCCAGCTGTCAATGAACCTAAAGTGGCATCTACATCACCAGAATTGAACAACACTTTGTCAGCGGCTGTTGGAACTACGCCACCACTCCAATTCAATGCCACATCCAGATTGGTGCCCCGTGTGCCCTCCCACACAATTGGGTCAATCTTTGGTTTGTGAAATCTGTATGTGTGGCTGTCTGGCAGTTTGGTTTGTAGCCCATACTTCCATGCTGTATAACCTTCAACCTTTTCAATCTCGGCTTGGGTTGGGTCAACCAGGTAAATAATTTCAGAAATTTCACCTTCACACCCACCGCTGAAATACGCTGATCCAATTGCATAATCTGTGCCGCTCAGGTTGATTGCTGATGCGTCTGCCTCATCAGATATTTCATTCCCTAAATACCTCAACGCTAGTTTGTCATCAAACCGGCCAAACAGGATTGACCTATATGCCGTGCCAGTTGTGCCTTCAGTAAAGTTTGAACTAGAAACAACATCACTGACTGAACCAGCGGAAATCTGCAAGTTTGCATCTCCGTTTTGGTACAACAATTGAATTGATGTGGAACTAGATGAACCCCTGGTGATTGTGCCAAATGGCAATGTTGAACCATCATTTGCGTTGCCTACAAAACAGCAAACCAAACTGCCAGATGTCCCAACATTCAGGCTGGATTGGGTGAACAACAAATGGTCAAATGAACTTGCCCCATCAAAATTCACAGCGGGTTTGCCTGATATTGTGCTTGCAGCCACAAATGTTGGTTGGTTTGCAGCTGTTCCCTGAGTGGCTGAAATGCTGTTGCCTTCTGAACTAGTCCAGGATGCTACAGCTGCACCGTTAGACAATGACAATGAACTAGCATCAAACCACGCTGCACATTTGGTTGTGCCCAACGCTGATGGTGTGAAATCTCCACCAGCCATCAGGTCACCGTCAGTGTTCGGGATACATCTGGGCGGATGGTGCCAGCCCCATTCACAACAATGCCATTGCTGAACGTGGTGGTTGCTGCCCCGTTCCGTTCATCAATCTGCCCATCAAACAAATTGGTGGTGGTGAACACAGCGCCCGTGGATGTGCTGTTTCCAGCTGTGGTTGCCAGGCATGCCCGATCAAACACACTGAGGGTTGCCACCGTGCCCGTGGAATTGTGCCGAAGGGTGCCGCTGCCTGTCAGGTTCACCGTGGTGGCCCCTGCTGCTGATGTCAACTCCAAGCTGCCCCCAGAGACATCTGCCGTTGTAATTGATTCAGCGGTTGTAATGGTGCCGGAATCCATCAGGATGGTTGCCACGCTTGATGCCGTTGACAGGATGGACAGAACTGCCCGTGGGGCATCCAACATCTGGGTGGTGGTGATCCCTGCTGATGCCACCTCCACAGCTCCAGCGCCACCTGTGATTCTCAGGGTTGTGAACTGGCTGCTGGTGCCAAACGTCACATTTGGGCTGGCCGCTGTGCCTGGGTGAATGTCTGTGATGATTGCCGTTGTGTGGTGGCCATCCAAATGGATTTTGGCAGCATCTGTGGCAATCAACAGGCTGGTTGCCATTACTTCCAGCTTGGTGCCAGACACCCCTAGGCTACCCGTGAACCCATCCAGGATTTTCAGACTGCCGTATGTGGTGCCGGCCACGCTGCTGGAAATGGTCACATCCCGGCTGCTGGTGTTGAAAATCACATCATCCCCAGCCCCTGGCAACGCGTCTGTTGACCAATTGGTGGTGGTGTTCCAATCACCGTTTGTTGTTCCTGTCCAAGTCACTACTGCCATGTTTATTCCTTCGGCTCAGGTTGCGTATAAATAGATTTGTGGGATGAATGGCCCCAGCTGGATGGTGCCGGTACCGCTCAGAATTGGTGGCTCTGGCCCATTGAAGAAATAGTCAACCAATGGTGGGAAAACCCCTCCAGAACATGCCGTGGTTGGGTCTGTTTCCAAGTAAGAATCCAGCCCTGGACCACTTGGCTTTTCAATGTTGATTGTCACCGCACTACCTGTGGCAGCTCCCCAGGTGAAAACTGGTGCAATGTCCAGCCCTTCAATCAAATCTTGCACATCAAACTGAAATTCCCAGGCATATCCGATTGGCAAATCAGGTGGGATGAATGGTCCAGGAATGTTCAGGCCCAGGGTGTTGTCAGAAAAATCAATTTCCCTATCAACAATTGCACACACATTTTTCTGGCCCAAACTGGCATCATAGTTTTTGGGGCTGCAATTCCCGTAGGAATATGTCCCGCTGTTGGGGTCACAGGCTTCACAAACAGACCTGTTCAGGTTGGCCCCAAATCCAATATCTGTGCGGCACCTGATTGGTGGGTTGGATGAACCCTGGGTTTTGATAACAAAATCACCTGATGTTTGGTTCAGTATCTCAACGGTTTTGGTTGTGATATTTCCATCACCATCATCAACCTGAACATCTGTGCTTCCCAAAACAGCTGTTGTTCCTTTTGACTGAACTGTGTATTTCAATGGGGTTGTGCCTACACCAAAGGCTGTGATTTTCCGACACTTGATATTTCCTGACAAACTGATGTTGGCCGTCTTGGGGGCATTGGCACCTGGCACACCTGTTGTGTGGCTTCCGTCACCGTAGGCAAATGGGGCTGTGCCTGAAATGCTTATGGTGATAAAGGTGGGAAACTTCTTTGTGAAATCAAAGAACTTTTTGCCGGATGATGGAAACCCATAGATGTCAGGGATATTGGCAGCCACCGCTGGATCTAGCTCCCAGGTCAATGCACCCCGTGTTTCACTCAACGCTGGTGATGAACTGAACAGGTTTGAAACAAACAGAAATCCAAACCTGGTGAATTCAAACTGTTGGCTGTTGCCAAAATCTGGTGCAAAGTTTGGGAACTCAAACAATGTTCTGTGTTCACTCAGGGCATTCCATTGGGCCTGTGTGAGTGTTCTGCTGCTGCTGGTGAAATGCCAGCCCCGTCTGCCCAAACCGTCAGACTGTTCAAAATTGCTGTTCATCAAAAACCCAGCATTGGTTGTGCCGGATTCAGTCATGGTTGCAAACCCAGCTGGAACAAACACTGAATTGTTCCCTGCCGTTTTGAAATCCCCCCAGGTCAATGTGCCACTGGTGTTGTTTGTGTTTCCAGGTTGAACACTGGTGCTTTGTGGGAAAAATTCAAAACTGTCAGTCAGGTCCGTCAGGGCAATATCTTTTTTCACCCAAAATGAGTATGTGCCAGATTGGGGCAGCTCAGTACCTGCAATTGTGATTTTGCTGAAGCATTCAAAAAATGTTGGCCCGTTCACAGGGGTGTTGCAACAGCACTGGCGCTTTTTGTTGAACATCAGGTACAGCTGCCATCAATGGCATTGGCAATGGTGAACAATGCAACCTGTTCCCCGTTTTCATCACGCTGGATGTGGCAGATTGCCAGGGTTCCTGTGGCTATAGCTTGCAATGACATCCCAGCTGGAAAATCTGCCGCTGACAAATCAACACCTGGCCCTGCAAATGATGAAGTGTTTGCAACCTCAACAGTGTTCACCGCCACCATTTCTGTGATTCCATCTGATTTGTCTGAAAACAAATAGTCTGGGCTACCGCTGGTGAAATCTGCCAGCTCCTGTTCAGTCACGGTGTAGGTGAATCGGTTGGTGGAAATGGTGCCTGTGTGGGTGATCTTGCCAATGAAAACCCGCCTGCCCTTCATGCCCTTGCCCCGCTGGTCAAGTTTGGCCATGATCTCTGGGTTGGATTCAAACACCTCCAACATGGCCATCAACCTGGCAAACAGGTCTGGTGTGAACTTGCCCAGCCCAGTTGAGATGTTTGGGTAGTTTCTCATCAGACAGGGTTGGGAATGCCCAAATCATTGAAATTGGATACCAAAGGAAACGGCTGAAGAAGGTGAACAGTTTTTGCAACCTGGTTTGGCTCAGATGATGTGCCAACATTCTTTGGTGGAATGTCACCATTGACATCACGGATTGGAACTTGCCTTCTGTGCGCCCACTCATCAAACGTGAATGTGAGAGTTGTGTTGTAGCTGTTCACCCCATCCCGCTGCACACTCAACCCTGTGTACAACAGGAACCCTGGTTCTGCACCCAAAAACGCCACGCTGTTTCTGCTGGACAGCATCCCCAAAGATGTTGAAATCGGGATGTTGTCAAATGATTCTGAACGCACTGTGAGTTGCAAATCCTGTTGCCGCACAAACGTGGTCAATGGTTCACCACCTGAATCAACCGATTGGCCTGCTATATCTCGGAGGATAGATTCTGTGCCGGGAATGTCCAACTCTGGGTCTATGCGGTATGTGTCCACGGCAACAGGTCTTTGGCTGATGCTGAAATCAATGAAATCAGGGTCACCAGGTTCTGTGCCTGTTTCTGTTATTTCTTCCAGCCCATACCGCCAACTCACTTTGAATTTTCCAACGGCCTCCAGGTCAGTTTGTACGTTCACTTCAAGCGGAATCAACCTGCCCAGAACTGGGTTTGTGTCACGCTTGAACAGCTTGATACCTGTGGCTGATATGGCCTGCTGCAATGTTGGTTGGTCTTGGGTTTGGTCATCCTCAAAAACCAAAAACTCCCTTGTGCCGGTTTTGGCATCAGATGAATTGGTTTGTTGTCTAGAAACTTCAACTGCCTGCAACGTCATACAAACGCCCCTTCCTCTGTTTTATCTGCCAACACTGCTGTGGCTTTGGCAATCTTCTCTAGGTTATCTGAATCCTTCTTGGCCGCACCCGCATCAACCTTCACCGCACCCAGCACCGTTTGAATACTAGCGGCTGTTGATTTCATTTTTTCTGGGCTGGCAACTTCAGCCGCAGCCGCTTCCAACTCTGGTGGTGCTTCAATCTTGATTGCCTCTGGCAGATCCAACTGTGGTGGCTCTTCAATGGTCACCACTGAACCATCCAGCACCCCGCGCAGGTCTTTGAAAAACCCTTTGACCTCTTTGCCCTGGAATAGACCACCCATGGTTTCCATGTCATCTGTGACGCCCTTGGCCAACTCATCACGCATATCAGCTGCAAAATTCACACCCGTTTGCAGTTTTGCTGCCGTTTCATCAAGCCCCAAAACGTCGGCTGCAATTTGGGCCAGGGCAATCATTTCCGTGATTCCTGCCATGATAACTGAGAGCACCGTGCCGATCACAGTACGCACACCCAAAAAACCCAAACGGAACACATCAACAACATGGGAAGCTGCTATTGCAAGGGTTTCCAAAACATTGATGATGCCCATGAACGCTGCTTTGCCATCCTCTTCTGTCAGCCCAAAGGTTTCACCCAGGTTGGTTGCAACGCCTGACATCTTCTGCAACGCCTTTGCAACCCCATCCAACAAACCAATGGTGAATGGTCCAAACGCCTTGCCAACAGAATTCACCACGGCTTCAAACGCTGATTTGACTTCCAGGCCAGCACCAGTCACGCCTGACATCATTGTGTCAGCCATTTCCTGTGCCGATCCGCCCGCATTCTGGTAGCTCTCTCTCAGCTCCTCTGCCCGCCCTGTGTTGTTTGCCAGGGCAATGGCCGCTGTACCTGCCCGCGCTCCCAGGTTGTCCATGGCAGCTGTAACCGCTGCAATACCTTCTGAATCCAACGCTTTCAGAGCTGGCAGCAATCCGCCCTGGGCAATGATGTCTGGCCCCATCTTCACCAACGCCTGCCGCAAACCTGTACCTGCCAGGGAACCTTTCAAACCAGCATCAGACAACACAGACAACGCTGCCGCAGTTTCCTCAATACTGATGCCCATGGCGCTGGCAACTGGTCCAACAAACTTGAACCCTTCACCCATTTCCTGAACGCTAGTGTTTGAACTGGCAGCTGCCTTGGCCAGAACATCTGCAACGTTGGTGGCCTCACTGGCCTGCAATCCAAAACCACGCAGCACCGTGGATGTGATATCAGCCGCATCAGCCAATTCCATTGCACCTGCTGCTGCCAGGTTCAAAACACTGGGCATGGCCGCTTGAATCTCTGCTGCCTTGAAACCAGCTTGGCCCAGGAACCCCATACCCTCAGCCGCCTGTTTAGCTGAAAACGCTGTGGTGGCCCCCAGCTGTTCTGCCTGGGCTGTCAGCACTTTCATTTCATGGGCTGTGGCACCGCTCACCGCTTGCACCCGCAACATGCCAGATTCAAACCCAGCAAATGACCTGGTGGCCAAACCAATGGCTGTTCCTACTGCTGCAATGCCAGCTGCTCCAACTGCAAACCCTTTGGCAATCCCAGCACCTACACCTGCAACCTTTGATTTGAAGCTGGATAGGTCATTCTGTGAACGCTTAAGCCCACGCCTGAACCCATCGGTTTTGGCTCCAATTGCAATGTGTAAGGCTTTGACGGTTGCCATTTAGCTTTCCCTGGGTTTGGACATGCGCGCCAGAAAACCTAGCTTTGCCTTCATTTGTTCGGATGTTCTGGCCTTCCCATCAACGCCATCCACATACGGCATGAAATCAGCAGGCTTGAACGCCCGTGCCCCTTTGGTCCTGTGGGCATTGGCAATCAATGCCGTTTGAATGGCCTGGTTGATGTCACCACGTTCTGGCCCAATCGGGCTGATGCGGTCATAGGCAATCCAGGATGCCAGCTCCAGGCTGGACATTTCACGCTTTAGCTGCCCGACAGTCATACCCAATGCAAGCGCTAGCCGGAACAGAAACCGGCTCATTGGGCGGGCGCGGATTCCCCCTCCAGGTCATCAATATCCTGGCTGGTAAACCCGTTCAGTCTGGCCGCAACCGTAAACACCCGATCAACCGCCGCAGCGGATTTGGCACCCAGGGCTGTAGCGTCAGCCGCTTCAAATAGCTTTTCACCCTTTTCATCACACGCCACCAGACACACCAACCTGGCACGCAGGTTCACCATGTTCTGTTTGCGTTTGGTGCCGCCTGAAACCTCAGCTTCAAACTGGTCCCGCTCCCCAGCGGTCATCACCCGCACATACAGCACGCCATTCCACTCTGGAACATCAACCCGTTCCAGGTGCAAATCATCCGTGCCCAAAATGTCATCCCTTGACAACAAAACATCTGCCATGTGTCAGCCCTCCTTTTGGCTGTGTGTGTGTGTTATCCCGTAGTGTGATCAACAGCGCCGGTGATCTTGAATGCAATGGTGGCACGGTTGACTTCATCAATGGCTTGGCTGTGGCTCATGGAACGCACAAACGCCGTGAACGTATAGGTATCGGAATCACTGAATGTGATGACAACTGTACGGGATGTGCCAGCTGTGAAATCATCCCAGATGGCACCTTGGGCTGTGTCATCATGATCAAACTGAACTTCCACAGATACTTCACCAGCATCACCAAACCCAGCGCTGAATGTTCTGAATTTGACTGCAACACTGTCAACGGTTGACGCAGTGGACAGGTTGGTGGTGTCAACCATGGCCCGTTCCATGTTTGGACCATCAATGGACAAAACCTGCCCAATGTTGTTGCTGTTCCAACTGATGGTTGCGCCTTGTCCCAAAAATGCTGCCATGGTGAATCTATCCCGTTGCGTTTGCTCTGTAAGAAATCAGGAATGACAACATCCTGATGTATGTGCCTTGCCGGTCCCCATCAACTGGGGCTGCATAATCTGTTCGGTCATTGGTATGTGTACACCCTAAAACCTCCACATTGATTGCACCACCCACATTGATGGCAATGGTGCCCCTGAACCCTGACAATGCTTTCCGCACCTCTTCTGCCAGGTCAGACGCATCTAGGAACGTTTCACCCATACAGAAAAAATCAAAATCCACACTTATCATTTGGGTGGCTCCAGACAGGCTACTGTACGGCCTGCTGGTGGAAACCTCATATGTAATAGCTGGCAGCGCCAATTCCTGATCCAAAACCAGTGGGCTGATCCTGGTGCCAACTCTGCTGCTGATCTCAGAATCTGCTGACAGTTTGGTGAACAGGGCACGTTCCAATGGGCTGTTTGTGGGCATTTATTTGATTCCCGCCTGTCTTGCCAACCGTTTGATGCGGTTTTTCACCCGCCGGTCAAACTCTTTTGATAGGTCTGCCATGAATGTTGGCAGGTGCCTTTCAGCTGCCCTGGACAGATAGAACTGGCCTGGCACCGCTGGAATTCGGACCCGATACGTTGTGCCATTTCTGCCAACAATCTTTTGCGTGAATGAACGCCGCCCAAATTCAATGATGGCTGCAATGTTTCGGCGCTTCCCTGGCCCCTCACCACCACCACGCAAACCAACACCAACACGGCCCAGGAATCCAAACCCACCATCTGTGTTCTTGATTTGCACCTGAATTTGTTCTTTGGTTTTGCCTTTGTCAACAGATACAACTTCCTGGGCAGTCCGTTGGAGCTTTTTGGTTTCTGTCCGCACTGCCAACTTTGCAATGCGTTTGGCATCCTTGTGGCCCAGAATGCTCATGGCCTGCATCAGCTGGTTGGCCCCGATCAACTGAACATCCACCCCCAGGCTGCTGCTGAACTGGCCCATTTTGTTTCTACTTTGGGAAACCATTAGACCATTTCCCTTGCCAGAATTTCCAGCTGTTCATCTTTTTCCAGCCTGTTCAGCACCTGCACCACCTCAAAATTCCTGCTGCTGTACACCAGCCTGGATGTGGTGGTGATTTGGCTGGCATACCTGGTGGTGATTTTGTGGGTAATTCTGCCCTTAGTTTGGTTGGCGTTTTGCAGCTCCTCCCCACGGTGTGGTTCAATCCTGGCCCAAAGGGTGATGGCTGTGGAATAGCTGGCTGTACGCTGCCCAACGCCGTCCACAGTCATTGATGGGTTCTGAACCTGAACCCTGTGCCGCATGGGTCCAGTCCGCATCAGTACGCCTTCCCAACCTCAAACTGGTGGCAAATGTTTTTCACGCCCAATGGCACTTCTGCAAACGTGTTCCCCCTGGGGTCAACTGCTTCACGGTGTTCATAGTAATGGCTGACCAGCATCAACACAGCATGTTTCAATGGTTCTGGCACATCAGACGCGCTGGCCCCGTAGCCTGCAACAGCCACCACGGTCACCACGTTTGCCTGGTCCAATGTGCTTGGCCACTCCTGGCCTGACTTCAGGAAAATCCTGCCAGGGTCACGGATGGTGCCAACGCCATAAACACTGGTGCCCAACGTCTGGCTGGCCCCGTCTCCATCGGTGTAGCTAATGGATGTCACAGAAACCAATGGGGCAATCGGGAAGAAAATAGCATCTTGGTGGGGGAACTGATCCACCTGATAGGTCCAGCTGGCATTGATCATTTGCCGGTTGGTCAAATGCTCAACAACATTGGTTGCCCTGGTCACCAGGCTGGCAATCAGGGTATCTTCATCGGAATGGTCAATGCGCAACCAGGCTTTGGCATCGGACGTTGCAACCACCGCTGCTGATGGTGCCGTGGTTTGTTTCAGGCCAAAATTATGTTGATCCATGCTGCCCCTTTTGGTGATTATTCGGAATCAAAAAAAATGGGCACCGTTTGGTGCCCTGTGTGGTTGGGGTTGTTTTGGGTTCAGCCGACCTTACCCAGAACCTGCTGGGTGAACCAATGGTTGAAACCTTCATCCGTTCCGTTGATTTCAATCCACACAGCTCTACGCTCCTCATATTGTTTCATCAGCTCCCGAATCAGGTTTTGAATTTCATTCTCGGTCATTTCAGATTTCCTTCCAGGCCCATCATTGGGCACATGGACAATTTAGCCGTGCCAAATGTAGGTTGCAACCCTCTTGGCCTAATTTTCCACATTTTTTTCAGGGCAAGAAAAAAAGTTGATTTTCTCACCAGTAGGCTTGACAGCCCTTTGGGCGTTGCCTAAATTTGGTCATGGCAATTCTGCCGATTTGAGGAAATCAACAATGAACACTTCTGCTTCCCACCCCGCTCTGACCGATCTCTGCCTCCTGATCCGTGACCGCCGTTTGGGCAAATGGTTTGCCACAAAACCATCTGAAATCCGTTGCTATGAAAGGGCGTATGGATTTTCTTGCACGCTTGATTTCAAAGGTACGGTTGGCACCGCACAGGTTCATGTCAGAATCCGCACCAATGATGATGGAACGCATGATGTGCTTTTTCAGGGCAGGGGTTCAGAACGCTTGGTGGTTTGTGTTCCAGAATCCCACCCAAACTTCCACTGTGGGTTTGACAACATTGATGATGCACCCGCATTCAATTTTTATGATGAGTGGGCTGGATGAAACCAACACCACCCAAAACAAAAAGAGGCCACCCAAATGGGTGGCCCTTTTTTTTGATTGTCAATCCTGGAATCAGGATCAGGCCAGGGTAATGACCTTACAGGCTGCCGTGTTCAACAACTCACCGTCATTGAACGCAATGCCACGCACACCAACTTGGCCATTGGCCGCAAACAGCTCATCCAAACGGCTGAATTCAAAGCCGCCGAAATCAACAATTTGATAGTAGCTGGTATCACCAAACAGGATTGGCTTCTTGCCAGTGGTCATTACGTCCACGTTGTCAGACTCATATACCGGCTTGCCCAACAGGGTGTCAGGAGCTGCACCCAAACCTGGGGTCCACAGGTAATTCAATGAACCGCTGCTGGTCACTGGGTTTTTGAGCTGGCGGATTGCCTTGGCTGCCTCTGGGGAAACAATCCAGTTGGCAGTTGGTGCCATACGGTAATCCACAGCAACGCTGTAGTACAGGTCAATGATTTCATCACCAGTCACAGCAGTAGCGCTGGCAGCAGTCACACCAGATGTGGCATTGTCAAAGATGCCGCGTGGCGCGTTGCTGTTGTCACCAGTCAAGAATGCTGCCAATTCAGCACTGGCAAATGAACGTGCAAAGCTGGATGCAATGTAGGCTTCCAGCTGGGCAGCGCTGAACGTGCCGGTGTAATTCAACAGCTCTTCAGAAACCTTCATGATCCGGCCCAAACGGACAGGGTTCATGGTCACTTGGCCAAAGCTGTGATCAGACTCAGAGATGGAACCACCTTCAGCCCCGTATGCCGCTGAACCAATGCTGGATTCAGTTGCAAATGCGGTTTTCTGGCTGACTTGGGTCACCGTGCCGATTTGCCGCATGAAGTTTGCTTCCTCACGCAATTGGCTGATCTGTTGGCTCACAGCAGTGGTGGCCAGGTTGCCACCAGCACCAGCTGAACCAATGGACAATGCACGCTGTTCAGCGCCATTCATTGGCTCACCACACAAACGCTTCATGAATGCTGTCCGGTATTCTTCTGACTCAGTGGTGATTTCACCACGGTGTTCAGCTTCTTCAACCTTCACAACAACATCAGCCATTTCAGCTTCACGTTGGGCGGTTTGCTCTTCCAGCTTGATACGGCTTTCAATTGAGCGTACTTCAGATTCCATGCCTTCAAATGATTCCATTTGATCGGCTGACAATGCGGATGCGTCTTTGTTGGCATCCAAAATTTCACGCTGCTTTGCAATCAGGGCAGCGCGCTTTTCCTTCAGGGAATTGATGTTCACGGTATTTTTCCTTTTGAAACGTGAAACAAAAAAACAGGTTTCAGCGCACCACCATCAACAGACAATGGCACCTGTAGCGTTGGAAACCGGATGGCCAGCTGGCCCCACTGCCCGTTGGCAGATTCCCAAAACATAAAAGGCTGAATCAGGTTGCCCCAACCCAGCCCAGGAGGGTTGTTCTTTTATTCGGCAACCCCATCTGAAATCCGCAGATACAGCCGCAACATTTCAGGTTTGGGTGTATCCCGCCGCATTGCTTCACGCTTCAAACCACGCACAGCCACGGTTGTGTCCTCATAGGCAGGGAAGCTGACCACGGAAACGTCAAACAAATCCAGGTCACGGATTTCCCGCACCGTCTTCCCGTCACGCTCTTCCCAGTTGTCATCCCGCACCACAAACCCAAAACTCATGGCATCCAGGTCACCACGCCGGATTGATTCAAGAGTGTCCTGGCCAACGGTTGTGTGGGGAATGTCAATCTCAGTCCGCAGCCCGTGTTCATCTTGGGACAAACGCAGGGTGCCGGATTTGGTCCGGCCCAGAATCATCTTGGGGTCATGGTCAACCAGCGCCCGTACATCATGCTGTTCATCAATTGCCCTGGTAAATGCACCTGGTTTGATGTACTCAACAAAATCACCCAGGTCACGGCTCTCTGAATCAAACACGCTGGCATAGCCCACAATGGTGTCAGCTGTGTCACCCGATTCCAGTTTGACTTCCTGGTGGGCACGCCGTTCCAATTTCTCTGATGGTGCTGATCGGCTGTACCCCCCACCGCCGCCGCCACCAGTCACAGACTCATATGCCGCATGGGTGGAACATGGCATGAACACGGTTTCCCCGTCAACCTCCATTGTGTGGGTGCCGTCACACCCCAGGGCATCAGCCCGTGCCATTGCTTCATCCTCAGTGGTGTATTGATCCACACCAACACGTTCCCGTTTTTCATCACTCATACGTTCATCCTTGCTTGATTCTGGGTGCCCGCTGGGCAACAAATCTAGGTCATGCTTGCCCCGTCTGAACTTCAGATTGGCCAGGGCATACAGAAATGAATTCACCCGTGCATAGGCCCATGCTTCTGCATTGGGGATGCTTGGGCGCACTGAACTGGGCTGGGTTTTGTATGCCCCAACACCACGTTCAAACACCTTTTCCAACATGGACAATGTGGCCCGCTTCCTGGCATCATCCCCATGTTCATCATTGTGTTCTTCCAGCTTGCGTTCCAATGCAACCTTGACGTTGCCGGTCACCTGCCGCTGTTCTTCTGATCCATCACCCAGGTCCGCCACCAGGTCCAAATCCACCACCGGCACACCAACCTGCCTGTCTGTTTCAATCAGGTCATCATTCATTTCCACAAACACTGTGATGATTGCTACTGGCCCAACATCATCAGTGTCCATGGATTCTGCACCAAACTCAGCAATGCCGGATGTCACAACCTCATCCACCACGCCGGTGTATATGCCTTTTTCAGCCCGCCACCTGACAAACAAACCTGGTTCAACATCTGCCAGGTCAGCCCGTGTTTCACGCCGTTCCTTCAATTCATCCAGCACGGCTTTCATTCTGGATTCACCCAGCACACCAACCGTGCCCCATTTCACTTGGGCAACAATCCCAGCAACATTGGACAGGTTTGGCCCCAGGTCAGCATCCTGGAATTGTTTGCCATCTTCAAAATGTCTGGCGCTCCAGGCTTCACGTTCCTTGATCCATGCCAACACGGCTGGGGAACTCACACCACGTTCTGCCCGCTTCCAAATCTCAAACGCTTCATTGCCACGGATGTTGCCACCAGCACCCCAGATGTCTGGGTGGTTGCGTTTCAAATCCCTGGCATAGCTGTGGTCAAACACATCAAACCTGGAATTGCCCAGGCTGATTGGTTCATCATCACCGGATTGGGGAAAATCTGTTGCCATCAAACTGCCTGAATGATTGACACATCACCAGTTTTGATTGGGCTGTGTCTGATGTCCGTCCTGGGTTCATACGTTGTGCCGTCTGTGTAGGTCACAGTTTGGCCACGCAGAATGAATGGTTCACCTGGCTTGACGGTCACACCGTCCAGGCTCACTGGGGCATTGGTGCCCAGCGCCCGCCAAACCACTTGGTTGACACCGGCCTGCCGGTACAGCTCCAGAACAATGCTGCCTTCTGCACGCCGCATTTCATCATCAATGATGTCTGTGGAATGAGCGCCGTTGGCCCAGCTGGCCACCACACCGTCACGGTTTTCCGATGCCACAATGCTTTGGGCTGAACGCCGTGAACGCCTGGTGGCAAACCGCCGTGCCATGTTTTCCAACGCTTCAACACTCAGTTGGCCAGGGTTGCGGCCCAACTCATCACCCATGATGTTTGACAACTGGTTGCCCAGCTCAGTCAACGCTGGCAGAATTTGCCGGAACGCCAAACGCTGGTATTCCCCTTCATAAAACTTTTCAGCCCATTCAGCCACCTTGCCTGGTTCACGGTCCAGCTGGCGTTGGGCTGCATTCACTTCTGCCTGGGCAATGGTGTTCAGCGCCCCTTCCCAATTGGCTTTGGCATTGGCTCTGGCAGCATCCCGCAGGGCCACCACATCCAAGGTTGGCAGCGCCCGCTGTTCATCCTCCATGGGCATTGGCTCTGGGGCATCACCAGGCTTCAGCGCTTCCATGTTCAATGGTGACAGGTACAAATCACCGTTGCCACCAATCGGGTCCAGGTTTTCAATTTTGCGGATGTCATTGACAGACAGGAACCCAGCCTGCCGCGCTGTTTGGTATGCCTTAAATCTTGAATCCAAATCACCACGCAACAAATGGTCAAACTGGAATTCAGAAAACACACCACCAGTGGTTGGCAGCAATTTGGATTTGATTTCTGATTCAATCCGCCGTGCCCATGGGGTCAATGTGTGAACCACAAACGCCCTGTTCAGCTCACCAATGGAACCGTAGCTGCCTGCATTCTCCAGGTCAGCCAACATGGATGGTGGCACCCGGAAAATCCGTGCAATCTCAGCAACCTGGAACCGTCTGGTTTCCAGGAACTGGGCATCATTCGGGTTCACGCTGATTGGCTTGAAATCAATACCAGCTTCCAACAGGGCAACCCTGGCTGAATTGCCAGCGCCCTTGTGTAGCTTTTCCCAGCTACGCCGCAGGTTGCCAAACGCTTCATCAGACAGTTTGCCTGGCACACTCAGAATGCCGGATGGGGTGCCGCTGTTGCCAAACCAGTTGGCCCCATACTGTTCAGCCGCAATGCCCAGCCCGATGGTTTCCCGTGCCAAACCAATTGGTGAATATCCCACCAAACCCAATGGCCCCAGCGCCCGAATGTGCAACACCTGGTCAGATGTCCATGCCCCCTGGAACTGGCCTGTGGTGAACTCATATGCCACACGGCCAGATGTGGTCATTTTCACTTCCACGTTCCTGGGGTCCACTGGGGTCAGGGCTGTCACTTCACCACGCCCGTTTCGGGTGATGTAGGCAAACCCGTTGCCGTAGGTACAGGCATGGCTGACCAGGGTTTCAAACAGCATGAACGCTGTTAGGTTTTCATCGGCCTGGTCACGCAGGATGCCGTAGATGGGCAAATCATCCGCCTGCCGTCTGCCATCATCCGTGTTTCTGTAGGTCACCAGTGGCAATGCCGCCAATGATTCAGAAATGATCCTCACACAGCTGTAAACCGCTGACAGGCTCAGGGCTGTCTGTTCAGATACTTCAACACCAGCACCTGATGGGTTGCCCAGGAAACTCCATTTGTCCGGCTGTTTGAATGTGTGCCGTTGTTCAGCTTTGGGGCTGATGATGGTTCTGATGAAATCTGTTAGAGCCAACGCAATCCCCTGTCAGTGTAAACATCATCCACGCTGGTTTTGGATTCACCTGAATCCATACAACGTCCCAGGCCCATCACCAGGGCCACAATCCCATCAATCCGTTCGGAATTGGCCTTTGAACCGCTTGCCCTCTTTGATGGTTTGATGTTCCCAGCTGGGTCTGTCTCAATCATCACTTGGGATGCCTGTGCCCGCAGAATGGGGTGATCCCCATGGATCAGCTTGCCAGACAACACCAATTCCTCCAGCCGCTTTGATGGGGCTGACAATGAACGGTACCCCTGGCCAATCCAGGTGATATTGGCCCCCTGTTCACTCAGCCTGGTGGAAATGTCTGTGGCATTCCAACGGTCCAACGTCACTTCTTGAACCTTGTAGCGTTCAACCAGGTCCATGATTTTGGCCTCAACATAGCTGTAGTCAGTCACCACACCTGGGGTCAGGGTGATGTGCCCTTCACTGGCCCAGGCTCTGTAGGGCAGTCGGTCATTCCGTTCCTTGGCTTCAATGTTGTCTTTGGGCAAAAAGAAATGTGGCAACACTGTGATGGTGCCATCAGCGCCGGGGAAAACGGCTGCCACGCATGTGGTGTCCTGGGTGGTGGCAAGGTCTACGCCTAGCCAACATTCTTGCCCATCTAGCTTTCCTGGATCTATCTGTGAACCGCTTGCGTCCCAGCTGTCCATTGGCAACCATCTGGTTTGCTGTTCGGTCCAAACATTCAGGTGCAAACGCAAAAACGTGTTCACATACCCTGGCACCTCTTTGGCCCGTTTGCATTCCTGTTCTAGATACTCCAGGCTGATTGACTTGCCCAAACTTGGGTTGGCAATGTGCCAGGTTTCTGGCTCTGTCCAGTCTGAACCCTCTGGTGCCGCATACACCACTGGCAGAAACCGTTCATCTTTGATGGTGCCATCACGCACCTTGAGGGCATAGTCATGCTGTTCCCATGCAATGGATGTTCTGCTGTGTCCAGCTGTGGTGATTGCAATAGACAATGGAGCCGCCCTGGCACCCATACTTGTGTGCAATGTGTCCCACAAATCACGGTTGGGCCACACATGCACTTCATCTGCAATCAGCCCTGAAATGTTCATGCCGTGCTTTGTGCCAGCGTCTGATGAAATCACTTTGAAAACGCTGTTGGTCCTGGGGTATTTGATTTCACGCCGGTACACCTGTGCCAGTTTGGACAGCATGGCATCACCCTGAATCATTCCCTTTGCCACATCAAACACAATGGCAGCTTGGTCACGGTCACCCGCAGCGCTGACAACTTCAGCCGATTGTTCACCGTCACCAAACAGCAAATACAAACCCAGCCCGCTGGACAATGTTGATTTGCCATTTTTTCTGGGGATTTCCAACCAGGTCCGCCGATACCGCCGCCGCCCATCAGCATCCACCCAGCCAAACAGGGTTGCCAGGAAATCACGCTGCCAAGGCAACAGGGTGAATGGCTTGCCAGCTTCCAAACCCTTTTGGTGTTTCAGGAATGCTTCAAAAAACCCAACAACCCGTTGGGCCTTTTCACTGTCAAACACAAACCCATCAGCATCCCTGGTGGGGTCATACCCTGCCAGGTCAGTGGGTGGTTTTGTCACAATCCCAGCATCCGCTTTTTGTTCTCATCCAAATCATCCAGCACATCAGCCGCATCATCCAACAGCCCCAGCTGCCGCAGCCACCTGGAAACCCGATCAGCCGCCGAAACTTTGATTGCCTGGGCTGGGTGGGGTACCGGCTGGCCTTGGCTTCCCTCAGTAATCATGCCCTGTGTTTGCAGGATTCTCCTGGCCTGTTCCCAGTCGGCCAACGCTTCCTGCATTTGGCTCAACATCAGCTTCTCAGCTGGGGACCAACTGGCCCTAGATGCAATCAATTTTTGAACACGGCCTGTGGCCCAGTCCAATGGGGTGGTTTCTCCGTCCATGGTATTTCCTCAAAACCCGCTTCCTGGGGCTGCTAGGGGGGGGCAAAAACCCCAAAAAAGTGTAT